CTAATGGTGTTGCACCAACATTAACTACAACTGTTTCATATCGTGATGTTCTTCAATTTATGACATATGATGGCGGAACTTCTTATTTGGGTCGTGCAATCTGGTCTAATATAGCTCCTTAAGGATAAAATATGTCAACTATTGCAATACCATTAGCTAACAAAGACAAATATGAAAATAATCTTTTGGTGGTTTTAGACGGCACCAATAATGAAATGACTATTTCAAAAAAATCACATGATCCCAAAGTAATTGGTGTAACTACTGACTATGATGATGCTGAGTTAGGATTAAATGATTTTGGAGAAAATCCACACCGTCTTGTTGCTGTTACTGGTCGTATCCTTTGCTATGTAAAAGGTCCAATTGGATATGGTGACTGCGTTGTTACCAGTAATGAAGAAGGTATTGGACAAAAACTTGATCAAACAAAGTATGTTCCAGGTTGTATTATTGGAAAGTCACTTACTACTATAAAAGATAATAGCGTAGAATTAATAGAAATGGTATTGACTACTGCATAAATAATGTTGTGGGATTTTATAAATGACGTATGCCAGTGGTGGATTAATTCAAGCAACAGATTTTAACACTCGTGCAACTGCTGTTAATGCAATATGGGGCACTGGTGCTAATGCTAATGGATATGGTCAAGCAAGCACTGTTACTACAACTTCTACTGGTACAGTTGTTCCTGCAACTGATTGGGCCACACTTATTGCACGTATATCAAGTATGAATCAACATCAGGTTAATAATACAACTGGTGTCCCAACTCAACCTACTTCTGGCAGTATAATAACTTATTTAAATACTCTTGATACTGCTATTTCTACAGTTAATACTAACAAACTTTCAAGTTTTGCACAACAAGCGGCTATTGCTTTTACTGCTGCTCAAACTGCCTCTAATACTAATAATTGGCAAGTAAGTGCACAAAGAACATTTACTGCAACTTTTGCAAATGGTAATGCTGCTAGACATTTCTTTAATGCAAATGGATATCTTGAACTTAGCTTTGTTAACACATCGCTTTCAGGAAACGTAAAAAGCACGACTTGGAATACTTTTCTTACGACTGGTGTTAAACAACACATCTTACGTGCAAATGCTTCTTATTATACTGGTACTGGTTTTACTCCAAATACCAATCTAACTTCTCAAGGATATTATAACTTAACAAGAGGTTTAACTACTTTCTTCCAAGTTTATGATACGCCAAGTTCAGTTGACTATGTTAATAACTATATGTTAATACAGTATGGAATTGGAAGTGCACAAAATGCTGGTGGTAATGGTGATAATGGAACAACAGTAGTCGTAAACGTAAGTATGGTTGATGCCGCTGGCGACGTTTTTAATGATAACGTAAGTGGAAATCTTTGTGTTCAGTTACGTCCAGTATATCCAGAACTTACATATTTAACTTCTGAAAGTTGGGGTGCTGTTACAATTGCCGCTAACGTTAATACCCAAACATAATTTGACTTATTAATCTGTTTTTGTTACAATTGTAAAATGACTCCAGAAGAACTTAGAGAAAAGGCTATTGAAGCCTACAATCGTGATGTAGCAAAGCAAAATATACTTACTGCCATGGAATCACGCATGACAGTATCCTACAATGATGGTGTATTCATAGTAACACCTGAACTTATAAGTTTCTTAAATGCATGGCAAAATGAATTAATTTATATGCTTGATGCTTATGATGTTCCAATCCAAGTTGATGCAAATTATCTTAAAACACTTTGTAAGCAACGTTGGCAAGAAGTAATGAATGAATTTGCCATAGAATACGAAGAATATAAAAAGATTCGTAATGCAAAACAACTTTAACGGTTGTATTATATTTGCATACAACACAAATAAGATTGATTATTTTAATCAAGCAGTAGAAGCTGCTGATAGAGTTGTTCATTATCTAAATTTACCAGTAACTATTTTTACAAATGAAGAAAGAAAGTGTAAACACAATGTTATCATTACTGAAATTCCTCAAAAAAATTACAAACAAAGAAATATTTGGTACAATCGCAGCAGAACTGAAGCGTTTGATCTTACGCCTTACAGTAAAACACTGGTGATTGATAGTGATTATTTTTTATGCACTAATACATTAAAATATCATATTGAAAGTCAAAAACCATTTTTAATTGCGAATGAAGTTTATAATCCAGTTAAAGGTGAGAAAACAATTTTTAATATTGGAAAAAGTCATGTTCCTATGATGTGGGCTACTATAATGATATTTGACAAAAGTGATGAAGCAAAACAAATATTTGATTTTGCAAAAATTGTTGAAAAACATTATGAGTATTATAGCAGACTATATGGATTTCATTACGCAAGTATAAGAAACGATTACATTTTTAGTATAGCATGTCATGTAATGGGTGGTTATGGTTCTATATCTTACGCATTGAAAAATTATCCTATTGTAAATTGTGATAGTCAAACATTTTATGAAAGTTTTGATAATAATAAACTTGTATACAAATATGCACATGATAAAATATACGGAAATAGATTACAAAATTTAGATTTACATCTTATGAATAAAGGTCAAATATGAGTTCTGGTTACATATGTATTGCACAAAATAGTGGTGATGTAGATTATTTGCGTATGGTATATTTGCAAGCCTTGAGTTGTAAATTGACACAGACAACATATAATAATTTTAGTGTTATTGTAGATAAAGAAACTGCCGATTCCATAGAACAAAAATATATTGATGTATTTGACAATATTATTGTTCTTAAAGATGACCTTGCAAGAAATAGCAAAATTAAAATGCAAAACGAGTGTCAGGTTTTCAGGTATAGCCCTTATAAGCAAACTATGAAAACCGAAGCAGACATGTTGTTTACTTCAAACTATGACGAACTTTGGTATGCTTGGAATTATAGTACACAAGTTTTTTGTTCACATGTTTATACATATGACGGTCATTTAATCACAGACCGCAGTCAGCGTAAATTGTTTGACGATAGTTTATTGCCAAACGTTTATAGTGCTTGGACATATTTTTCATATGACTTGGAATGTAAACAATTTTATGATACAATGCGTGTCATTATAGATGATTGGGATTATTATCGTGACAATTATCTTATAAATTGTCGTTATGATGAACCACGCACAGATGAAGTTTATGCACTTGCTTGTAAAATATTAGATATAAAATATAAAAGCAATGGTTTTGGATTTGTTCATATGAAACCTAAACTGCAAAGAATTGCAACAAACTCAAGTTGGTCTGAAATGCTTTCATTTGAAGTTCATAGCGATTTTGCACCAGTTATTGGTGGATATAAACAATCCAAACCACTGCATTATGTTGAAAAAACCTTTGTAACAGATGAATTATTAGATAGATATGAGTATGAATATAAGCGAAGAAGAGATCAAGGCTTGGTGGGATGAGTTTGAAAGAGAACTTGCAAAAATGGTAATACCTTGTGTTCCCATGCCAGAACCTCCTCCGCCTCCACCTGTTTACAATCCTAGATGGCGGCATGGAAATACTTACTTTACACTTGAGAATGATATGCAATTTGCTGTTGATAATTCACACCCAAATGCTGTAGGTTGGAAGTATGAGTAATTTAGTTGATATAAGTGACCTTGATGTAATATTCTTAAGTTATAAAGAAACCAATGCTGATAGCAATTGGTCTTATGTTCGTAGTTTTGTTCCATGGGCAAAGCGTGTTCATGGTATAGAAGGAAGCGATGCCGCACATAAAGCCGCAGCTGCTGCAAGCGAAACAGAAAGATTTATTCTTATTGATGGTGATAATCAACCAAATCCAGAATTTTTTAATCAACAATTAAGACTTAATGATGAGAATAGTGAATGTGTATTTCGCTGGCGTGCAAAAAATCATATTAATGGATTGTGTTATGGAAATGGTGGTTTAAGCAGTTGGACTAAAACCTTTGTTAATAACATGCGAACTCATGAAGCAAGTGATGGAAATACCGAAACAGCAGTTGAGTTTTGTTATTTTCAAAGCTATTGGGCTATGCATGATGTTTGGAGTATAACATCACCAAATGGCAGTCCACAACAAGCATGGCAAGCAGGTTTCCGTGAAGGTGTTAAACTGTGCCTTGACCGTGGTCGACGTGTAAATCCAGAAGAATTTGAAAAAGCAACTTGGTTAGGAAATCGCACAAATCTTGTTATTTGGTGTAGTATCGGTGCTGATGTTGAATATGGCAAATATGCAATGCTAGGTGCTCGTCAAGGTGCTTATAAAACTATGTTTGATGATGATTGGGATTATACCGAAGTTCGTGATTTTGATAAGTTAGAAAATATTTGGAATGATAGTTTAGAATATGGTGATAAAGAAAGTGAAACATTTGCAAGAATGTTGCGTAAACGTTTAAATCTTGATATAGTTACTTTTAATGCTGAACAAAGTAAATGGTTTAAAAATCATCAGCGAACATACCAGAATATTGATATTATGTTACCAGAAAGAGATGTAGGAAATGTCATCCGAAGTGCTGCTAGACAACTCTGGTGATGTTGCCACAGTTAATGAAGATAGAACTTTAAAAAGCAATTTCCTAACTGCCGCAGAAAAAATGCAGCAACAGTTAGGCAATTCACTTTGCCTTGCAAAATGGATGCAAACAAGTTTGCACCTGACAACAGGTCATACTAATAGTTGTTACCATCCACCACTACATAGGATAAATCCAGATGATCTTACCAATAACCCCAGTGCACTCCACAACACTGAATTTAAAAAAACGCAAAGACAGCGAATGTTACGTGGAGACCGTCCAGAAGAATGTAGCTATTGTTGGAGAGTTGAAGCAACAGGAAACTTATCAGACCGACATTACAGATCGGGAGAACCTTGGGCTGGTAATAAGTATAATGAGATTCTTATTCAAGACCCCTTAACTTGGAATGTAAATCCATCTTACGTTGAAGTTAATTTTAGTAATGTTTGTAACTTACAGTGTAGTTATTGTTCGCCACAATTTAGTAGTGCGTGGCAAAAGGAAATAAATGAACACGGTGCTTATCCTACTTCTAATTCCCACAATAGTCCTTCTTACTTTACTACTGATCGTAGAGTTATACCAAACAGGGAAAGTAATGTTTATGTTGATGCGTTCTGGCGATGGTGGCCCGAACTCTACCCAAACCTAAAACATTTTCGTATGACAGGTGGTGAACCGCTGCTTGACAAAAACACGTATCGTGTATTTGATTATGTTTTAGACAATCCTAAAAAAGATTTACATTTAAACGTTACCAGTAATTTAAGTCAGGATGAATATGTGTTTGACAAGTATCTTACCTATGTCAAGCATATGTGCGGTAATCATGTGCTAGAGCATTTCATGCAGTTTGTCTCTATCGACGGATACAGAGAACGTGCTGAATATGCTCGCCATGGTCTTGATTTTAAACTTATGCAATCTAATGTTGAAAAATTTCTAACAGATATACCAGGTCGTAACAGCATAACTTTTATCATTACAATGAATGTGCTAAACATCACGAGTCTTAAAGAATTAATGCAATGGATTCTTGAACTTCGTGCCAAGTATAATACAACTTACCAACGTGTTTGGTTTGATACACCGATATTGCGTGAACCAGCATGGCAGTGCATTGATATACTACCAGAAAGTTATGCTTGGTTCTTACAAAATATTGTTCAATGGATGCAACCACAAGTAGAAACCATTGATACACGATTTAACGGATTTAAAGATTATGAAGTAACTAAATTACAACGTGTTGTAGATTGGATGCATGAACATCACCGTGAAGATACTAACACCATGGCAGATTTTTATCGCTTCTTTGCTGAACATGATCGTCGTCGTAAAATTAATTTTTTACAAACCTTTCCAGAAATGGTAGAGTGGTGGGATAATTGCAAATATTGGGCAGATAATGCGAAGTAAAAAAACTGATGAATCTTTTTTAGAATATAAAAAACGTGTTCTTGATACCAAAAGTGCATCATTTTGTGGTGCTAAATGGTATAATGCAACCATTTGGCTTGGTAGTGGACAAACGACAAGTTGTCACCATCCGCTGCCACACTCTATTCCACTTGATAAGTTAGCAGACAATCCAAGTGCAATTCATAACACTGGCCAAAAGAAAATGGAACGTTTTATGATGCAGACTGGACAGAGACCAAGTGGTTGTGAATACTGTTGGCGCATTGAAGATAGTAGTGCAAATGCTATCAGTGATCGTCCTTACAAAAGTATGATATATAGTGAAGAAGAATTAAACACAGCATTTAAATTACCAAGTGATACTGACGTAAACCTTCGCACACTGGAGATAGCCTTTGATCGCACTTGTAACTTTGCTTGTAGCTATTGTAATCCCGCTTTTAGTACTACTTGGGTTAAAGACATTAAAAATAATGGACCATACAATAATTTGGTTAGTGATGGTCGCAATCATTTTACCCATTTACATGATAATTCTCAGCTATATGGGTTTACTGATACAAATCCATATGTAGAAGCGTTCTTTAAATGGTGGGAAACTGATCTACATAAGATACTGCGTGAATTGCGTATAACTGGTGGTGAACCACTTATGAGTGGTCACACATGGAAGCTGCTTGATTGGTTTAAAAACAATCGTGGTAAAAGCCAAACTAAACTTGCTATCAACAGCAATCTTGGACTTGAACGAGAAAAACTAATAGAGTTTGTAGATAAGATTCGTGACTTACCACATGTAGAAGTTTATACAAGCTGCGAAGCATTTAAGGAACAAGCAGATTATATTCGTGATGGATTAAATTATTATAAATGGTTTGATAATTTAGTTTATCTACAAAAAAGCGGTGCAGTGAAACAGCTACATGTTATGGCAACTATAAATGGTTTATGTTTGTTATCGCTACCAGATTTTCTTGAACATATGATGGATTTTAAAATGGGTTACGGTCGTGATAGTTTAACTGTTACACTTAACATTTTACGTTTCCCAAGTTTTCAAAGTCCAGTTGTAATGCCATATGGTATCAAAGAAGAATGTGCTGTTGCTCTTGAAAAATTTTTAGAAAAACATGAACATGGAAAATATTTGCATCAAATGGAAATTGAACATGTAAAGAGATTAGTTCAATACCTACGCAACGCAACTATTCCACATGAAGGCGCAAGTCATATTGATATTTTAGAACGAGATTTTAAAAACTTCTATGAACAGTATGACCAACGCCGTAGTAAAGATTTTATAAAAACATTTCCTGTTTTGGAATATTGGTATAATGGTTTATAATTATAATGGCAAAGAACCAATCAATATTGCCGTTGATGATCTAACAGATGCTCAAAAACATTTGATATTTGAGAACAAATCATTTTGTATGTATCCTTGGCTACATCTTCATGCATTTCCAACAGGAGAAGCGTATCCGTGTTGTAATACTGAAATGCCTGAACTTGTAGGAAACACTCGCCATAACACATTAGAAGAAATTTGGCATGGAACAAAGATGCAAGATGTTCGTAATAAGATGCTTGCTGGTGAACACGTAAAGGGTTGCAGTCGTTGTTATGAACAAGAAGACAATGGCTTCTTTAGTATGCGTATGAGTGCCAATAAACATTTTGGACATCACATTTCATTAACCGATAATCCAACACCACCAATGAAAATGATTTATTGGGATATACGTTTTAGTAATTTATGTAATCTCCGTTGTCGCAGTTGTGGACATATCTTTAGTAGTAATTGGTATGATGATCAAATTAAACTTGCTGGACAAGATTGGGCAAAAAATAACACACGTATTAACTTTGCTGGTCGTAGTGAAGATGATATTTGGAATCAGCTTGAACCGCAAATTGATAACCTTGAACAAGTTTATTTTGCTGGTGGCGAACCACTTATCATGGAAGAACATTATCGCTTACTTAAAGAACTTATCAAGCGTGGTCGTCATGATGTTAGATTAATATACAATACAAACTTTACCCAAACTGTTTACAAAAAAACCAATGTATTTGAACTATGGCGTGAGTTTAAAAGTGTAAGTGTTGGCGCAAGTTTAGATGCGATGGGTAAACATGCCGAGTATATTCGCAAGAATACAGTGTGGGCGGATGTTGAGCGTAATCGTGAAGAAATGTTAAAGATTTGCCCACGTGTAGATTTCTATATAAGTCCTACGTTAAGCGTTATGAATGCATTACATCTACCAATTTTTCATCGTGATTGGGTAGAACGTGGATTTTTAAAACCACAAGATTTAAATATTAATATATTGCAAGACCCGCCTCATTATCGCATTGACATATTGCCATTCCAATACAAAGTTGATATTCAAGAACTTTACTTGGAACACATTGATTGGCTTAAACCCCAAGATCACCTTAAACGAGCAACAACTGGATTTGAAAGTGCTATCAACTTTATGATGGCAGATGATAAAAGTAAATTAATACCAAAATTTATTGAAAAAACTATTAAATTAGACAAAATACGTAATGAAAATATAATGGAATATATACCTGAAATGAGATATATGTATGAGTAATTTTTGTATATTGCCATGGATTAGCATTGAAACAACACCACTTGGTCAGATGAGAGTTTGTTGTTTGTCAAATGAAAATATTAAAAATTCTCAAGGAAAAGACTTTCTTATAGAAAATACCACGCTTTCAAATGCGTTCAACAGCGATTATATAATTGATCTTCGTAAATCTTTTATAAAAGGTGAAAAACCAAAATCATGTAATCGTTGTTGGAGTGAAGAAGAGAGCGGAAGAACAAGCAAAAGACAAAACAGTTGGCACCGTTTAAAAAATTTAGTAAAGCATATAGATTTTTCTAATCCAAATAATGGAGATTTAATATTTCTTGATTTAAAATTAGGTAATATTTGCAACTTAAAATGTAGAATATGCGGTAGTTTTAGCAGTTCAAAGTGGGCACAAGAAGAAATAGAAATTAATAAAAACTATCAATCAGAATATCATAGACCTGCTAATGATTTTCTTAAACAAGGTCAATGGCCTCGTAAATTTGATGCTTTTTGGAATGATTTGAATTTAATATTACCACAGATTCGCTATCTTGAATTTACAGGTGGAGAACCATTTCTTATTAGTGAACATTTTGATTTCTTACAAGCTGCTATAGATGGTGGACATGCATCACAAATTGAAATACATTATAATACAAACGGTACACACTTCCCATCAAATGGTCCAGATTTATGGAAACATTTTAAACTTGTAGAGATAGCACTTAGCATTGATGATATGGGTCCACGATTTGAATATCAACGATATGGTGCAAATTGGAATAGCGTAAACAAAAATTTAAATAAATTTAGACAATTGCGAGACCAAAATAGTAATATTATTTTACAGTTATGTTTAACAGTAAATGCACTAAATTTTTATTATATTGATGAGATACTACGTTGGGTTCCTAATCAAATGTTTAATTATCATTATCTTAATGTAGTTCACGATCCTTTTCATTTCTGTATTAAACATTTGAATGATAATGCTAAAAAATTAATTACTGATAAGTTATCAGCTGCAGAAATTCCAAGTATTTTTTCTAACGAAATTCAAAATTTAATTCAATTTATGAATAGCGGTGATAGTACAAATTGTTCATATCTTAAACAAATTTTACAAGATAGTGATGTATTTCGTAAACAGCATCTTAAAGATCATCATCCAGAAATAGCGGCGGCAATTGGTTATGAATGATTTTTGTTTAGCACCATGGACACATACATACATTTCTCCACAAGGTGAACGCAGACTGTGCTGTGCATCACGTGAGCCTGCACAAAATTTTAAACAATATATTGACACGGATGCAGCAGATGGTGAATTTAAACCCTTAACATTAGAGGAATGGTGGAATGGCGAACATGTTAGGAAAATTAGAAGAAAATGGTTATCTGGACAAGTCCCAAAAGAATGTGAAGTATGTGATAAAAAGTTACTTAACACTTCTGTATATCGGGATTACTTTGGGCATCTCTTTGGTCACTTACGGGGGGATATTATTTCTTCTACTGACAATGAAGGTTATACCACACTAACCCCAATTAGTTGGGATTATCGTTATAGTAATGTATGCAATTTCAAGTGTCGCATGTGCGGTGATATGTTAAGCAGTGCATGGGAAGTTGAAGTGCGTAAGAATGATATGGTTGACCTAAACAATCCAAAAAACTATTGGATGCAACCAAAGAATCGCCATGCTATTCGTGATTTTACTCGTGATGTAGTAATACCAGAATTTCGTCAAGCTATAGAAAACAAAAATGTGCGTGAAATATATTGGGTAGGCGGTGAACCATTATTATATGATGAGCATTGGACATTCATGCGCCGTATTATTGAATTAGGTTATGCAGAACAAGTTCGTGTAAGATATAACACAAATTTAAGTTATATAAAAGATAAAGATGGAACTCTTTGGGATTTATTACAACACTTTCCACATTGGGAAATATGTGCAAGTTTAGATGGAACGGGAGATATTGGTGAGTATATTAGAAGTGGTCTTAATTATAATGATTGGATTGATAATTTTAAACAAGGAATCCAACAGCAGCGACATCCTCGCCAAATGCGTATTGATTTTACTCTTACTCTGCCTGGTTTATATGATCTGGCCAATATTATTTGTCTTGCTGATACTCTCAATGTTTCGCTATTGAGTAAAGTTGTATTTGCTTTCTCCCCTGATATTCTTTTAAGTCCATTAGCATTGCCTCGTAATATTTTAATTTCATTTATAGAAGATATACAGGAAAGTATTAAGCCGCTTATTACTCCTCGCACTCAAAGTTTATGGGATGTGTTAGAACACCTAAAAACTCGTCCTACGTTTGAAGAACAGTTTCCACATACCTTTAAACAAGAAGCAATCAACGGTAAAAGGCATATTTTAAAATTGGAATATATCCGTAAAGATGTTAAAATAAAAATAGAAAATATATTAACTGGTGACGTTTTAGATTGGTGGAATAATATATGACTGTTATAATGACTCTTCGCAATCCGTTAGATAAAACAGATTTTTTAAACGTTTTTATTGAACCCAATGATACACAACTTGCACGTGATTGGGAAGCAGCATTAGCAATTGAGATACAACGTAATTCTATTTTAGAAAAAAATTATTGTTGGCATGGTTGGCCTAATGGCGCAAGAAATATAAAATATCTTACTAGTGAATTAAGTCGCCATGCAGTTAACATATGGAAATTTAATGAATTGGGTATATGGCAAAGTTTAGGATTGCCGAATTTAAAAATTGAAACTGTATATACACCCGAAACAGTTATGCTTCCACTTACCGATGATCCTAGCAGTGGCGGACCAAATCATGATGTAATGAATTTAGTGCATAATCATTTTGAACATTTACAAGGAACGGTAGAAAACTTAAGTCTTTATTATAAGATTGCGCCACCAAATATAAAATATAGCATTAGACAATTAAACAATCTTTGCCATGAAATTGAAACGCTATGTTTAAGTTTACGTAAACAAAAACATAAACCAGATTGGATTCGACCTTCACAGATTACAACATTTTTAAATGCCAAACGATATAATTTAACAGATGAGCACCGTAATGGTTTTTTAACAAACGGATACGATAGAAAATTTAGTCATGTATACATGCATTGGACACAGATTGGTAAGACTCTTATGGAAGTATTTCGTGATGAAGGTGCACCCACGTTAGACCAAGCTACATGTGATGCAATAACACACCTACAATATTATAGCGGTGAATTTGACATTGAATGGGGACGTGATGTTTGTTATGGTAAACATAATTGGCAAACTAAAGAAGTTGACGAGTTTAATGCATGGTTGCAGAGTGAAGGATATGACCCAAAAAACTCTAGTTTGAGTCTTGGTTATTTGGAACTTGGTAAGATCGATCTTGAAATGAGTTTTGGAACTACAGACATTTCTACGATATGGGATGTTATGGGTAATTATCTTGACATATACAGCCTTGAAGTAGATGGTGATCATGCTATCTATGATTATAGTTGGGCTGATGAAGACCATGAACAACGTCAAATTGATTACTTAATGCCTGGTTATCGTAGTCATGTTTGACATATATTGGTGGGATCACACCACCATAGATTTTCTAAAAGCAATCGAATCTGCTAAACAACAAAGCAGAACAGAATATGTTTGGTTGTTGCACCGTGGCGTAGATTACAAAAATTTTAATATAAGATGGATGCCAACAAGACACCAAGCAAATTTTATTCATGCTTGGGGAAGTCATAATAATAAAAGTTGTTTTACAACATGGTTAATTCCAGTCAATAGTAATTGGGATACAACTGATAAAGTATTTCATGAAAATATATTACCATTTAATAAATCAAAATATTATCAAGTTTGTTGCATTAATACTGGTAAAGATAAACAGCATGACGCAGACTTTAATGTGCGATTAATTACAACAATGCATGAAACTATAAAAAATGCAATTAATAAAGCAACAGCAGAGTGGCTTTGGATTATTGCAGATTGTTGTGAATATAACAATTTTGATTTTGATTGGTTACCAGATACTTTCAATCAACATTATATACATTGTTGGCCAAGTGGAACTTGTAAACGTGGAGATACATTTTTATTACATGTTCCGTCTCATGTTAATAAAAATAATTATGAATATCATTTTTTAAATCAATCTATTCCAAGAAAACCTTGGACGATAATGCAATATAACATTGATAGTATCGTGCCAACGTTAAATCATAGAACAAACGAGATATATAATGTTTTTTCAAACCAACTTTTTGTAGATTATAATATTCCAGATGTTTGTTTATGGGAAAAAAGACCAGTAGTAAGTCTTAATAAATCAAATAGTATAAGTCTTATCCCAAGAGATTGTGTTGTTGAAAAAGAAATATATGAATATCCATATATCCTTAAGGAACATGTATATGAGGACATACAATGTGATGTAATTTTTATTAGTAATTATGAAAGCATGTCTTATGAAAATTATCAACATCTTAAAACAATATATCCAGATGCTAAACATAGTTATGGGGTAGATGGCAGAGACAATGCTTATAAGGCTGCGGCAAAGTTAAGTGATACTCCATTCTTTTATGCTGTATTCGCAAAGACAAGAGTAAATGAAGATTTTAAATTTGATTTTTTTCCTGATTTTTGGCAAGAACCAAAACATTACATATTTCATAGTTTGAATCCATTAAATGGTTTAGAGTATGGAAGCATGAATGTAAATTTATATAACAAAGATTTAGTATTACAAACAAACACAGGATTAGATTTTACTTTAAGTTCTAAACACACTGTTGTTCCGCTGTGCATAAGCACAACAAGATTTAATAATGAACCTTATATAACTTGGCGTAGTGCTTTCCGTGAAGTTATTAAATTACGACAAGAATTAGAAACTCATAATCGTGTAGAAGTTGCCTATCGCTATCATTGTTGGAAAACAATTGCTAATGGTGTTAACGCTGAATGGTGCTTACGTGGTGCCAATGATGCAGATAAGTTTTATGATAATGTAAAAGGCAATCCAACTGAATTACAAAATAGTTTTAGTTGGGATTGGTGTAACGACTATTTTAATTCGATTTATAATAATCTTGATTTTGAAACCAATTGATATAATTTTTAATTCCAATTTCAATATCTGTTTGTGGATTATATTGTAAAGTATTAATTATCTTATCACTGTTTAATGTTCCACGAGACGGATACAATCCATCTCTTTCAGTTAATTCTATTTCGCCACCAATCTCTTGTTTAATTATTTCTGCAACATCTAATAATTTTCTAGCACGTCCACGAGTAGCATTAAACACTTGATTTGCTGCACGAGAATTTGTAGCTGCATTTGCAAAATAGTTTGCTAAATCCCTAACAAAAGTAAAATCCAAACTTTCATTGCCTATAACTTTTATTTTTTTATGTGATATTGCTTTATCAACCATCTTGCTTATCACACGAAGTCTAAAATCAGGATAACCATATACTGAACTTGGTCTTAATACAACCCACTCAATTCCATGTTGACTGCAAATATTTTTTGTAATAAATTCACCTTGTAATTTAAAACTTCCGTAAAGAGTATTAGGATTACAATACTGATCTTCGTATGCAGTTGTGAAGTTACCGTAAACCATACTGCTGCTTGCAAATACAAAACGTTTTGTATTATATTGCTTGCATAGATCTAATATTTTTATTGTTGATGTAATCATATTATCTGTGGCAATAACGGGATTATCTTTTACAAAATGAGCATTGGCATATGTTGCTAAATGTATTACAACATCAGGTAAAAAATTATAAAAAATCTTATCCAAATTACTTTGTTCATTAATATTTGTATCAAATATTAAATCAGTATTTGCTTGTATTATTTTTTGATTCAATATTTCTTTAAATTCCCATTTAGGTATGTCATTATAATTGTCATTATTATCAACTACTGCAACTGTATGACCTTGGTTAACTAATATGTTGCTAACTTGACAACCTATAAATCCGTGTCCACCTAAAATTAAAATTTTCATTTTATATCACTTAACACTTCACAAATTTTAAATATCTCATTATCATTTAATGTACTTTGGCACGGTATTGCTAATAAATTTTTACTGAAATAATTACTGCAATTCATATCTGTATGCATGAAATCTTTATATAATGGTTCGTCAGTAATCAATGGTTGATAAAATGTTTTTGTCTCAATACCATTTGCATTAAAAATTTCTATAATTTTTTCTCGCTGTTCAACACAGTCAATAATAAATTTATGCCAAGTATGAATACCTCTATATGGCAATGGTTTAATATAAGAATCTTTTAACGCATTAATATAACTTTCTGCAATTTTGCATCTTCTGTTATGACGTTCTTTATGGGAAATGAATACAGATAAAAGCTGTGCAGCTTCTAATGTCCCCAATGTGCTATTTGCACCAAATATAGTTGCGAAGTCACTGTTTTTTTCTTTGCCATGGGTGATCCACTTTTTAGCAAAATTATGTATTTTATCATTGTCAGTAAGTAACGCTCCACCGCTTCCCCATGATGGTATAGTTTTACTTGGGCTAAAACTTGTTACTGAAATAATTCCTTGCGATAAACTTTTGTCAGCATTAAGGCTGCTTTCAATACTCTGTGCTGCATCCATAATTACAAAAATATTTGGATTTTCTTTTTGCCAATTTTGTAATTTTTCATAATCTATTGAACATCCCCAAAGATCAGTTACAATAACTGCACTACAATTTTTTGGTATTGTTTCTAATTTTATGTGACCACACTCATCAACATCTATGAAGTATGGAATCATACCGCTTCTTATTATACTTGTAGCTGCGGCAATAAAAGTAAGACTTTGAATAGCTACTAAACTTTTGGGTGGTAAATTTAATGCTTCAATAGCACATGTAAGAGCATCAGTACAACTTGCAGTTGTGATTACATGTTTACGATTTGAATATGTTGATAATGCAGTTTCTAAATCTTTTACTGCTTTGCTTTTTTGTCCTAAACCAGTTGCAGCGGCACTATCAATTAAAGATAGTGCATCATCTTTAATTTCATTCCATAACCTGTCTAATTGAAACATTTTTATATAATAATTCATATTTGTTTTTTAATAATTTTGAAAACTTCTACAGGGAAACCACGACCATAATAGATATTATGTCTTATAATTTCATTTGTTTTATTTTCGTCAAGATAACTTGAATAGCAATTTAACAATTCTAATTTTTTAGTAAAGAATTGCTCTATGTTAACCAATAAATTAGGAACAAATGCTGTATAGTTATGAGAATAAAGTGGATGTCCTACTTCCCATATTTCTTTTACACCATGCCTTATATAAGACATACAAATTTGATTTGCAATTTTATGATCATTGTGGGTATCTTCATTGCAAGGTATAATCATTAAATCATATGGTATATTATTAAGTAAACTTTCAAAGTCAGTAATTGTATTAACATTACATTCTAAATTTGGGCGGCCATTGTCAAACAGTAGTGTGTTTAAAATTTTAAATTTTTTACCAAATACATTACTGCTTTTATCTAATTCTGTTTCAACAATATCTTTATTTCTTTTTTTATTAACTTCACTGCTTGGTTTAACGAGCACAACTAAATCTACATCATGCCCTTCTTGAATAAATTTCAAAACAGTTCCACCACAACTAATTTCAATATCGTCTGGATGCGCTCCAACAACTAAAATTTTCATACTGCCATATCTGCTTTAATAGTTGGATGATGAATATAATTCATTAATCGGATATCATCCATCTGTGCTGTCCAAACATCCTTAACATCACTCAAATCTAAAAATGGTAATGTAAATGGACGACGACTCATTTGTTCTTTAACTTGTTCAATATGATTATTATAAATGTGAACATCACCAAATGTCAAGATTAATTCACCGACATGTGCCCTAATTGTTTTGGCAATAAGATGCGTTAGCAATGCGTAGCTTGCAATATTAAATGGCACACCCAAAAACAAATCTGCACTACGTTGATACATTTGGCAACTTAAAATATTATTACGAATATAAAATTGTGCAAACATGTGACATGGTGGTAATGCCATATCTTTAAGTTCAGCGGGATTCCATGCTGTTAAAATATGACGACGACCAGTTGGATCGTTTTTAAGACTATTAATTAATTCAGCAAGCTGGTCAGTTTCATTATAATTTATTTTATTTAAGTTACTGTCGGGTTTAAAAGGATTACCAGCTTCATCTACTGAACGCCAATGACGCCATTGCACACCATATACACGTCCTAAATCACCATCATACTTTGCTTTAGGTTTCCAGTAAGGTGCTTCCGCATTAGCAGTCCAGATAGTAGTTTTATGTTTATCACGTGTGCCATGAAGTATTTCTGCCAATCTTCGTTCATCACCGCTGCCTTCAATAAACCAAAGTAGTTCACTTACTACACTTTTCCATGCAAGTTTCTTTGTTGTAACTGCTGGAAATCCTTCTTGTAAATTAAAACGTAATTGTTCACCAAAAAGACTTACAGTTCCAACACCAGTTCTATCAGTAGATGGTGTTCCTGTTAATAATACTTTTGCACATAGTTGATTATAATTTTGCACGTTTCCATACCTGAAATAATTTGTCTTTACCGTAAGTTTCCCAATCCATTTGGAAGTTATGTAATAATTCTACCACATCTACGGCGACATCACAATTATAATTATCATCAAAAACTGTAAGATATATTTGTTCAAATAAGTGTTTTGTGCTATTAATAAGTTTTGCACCACCAATAATCCATATGTCTCTATCGGGATTGTTGGCTCTTAACACTGCTAAACTTTGTTCAATAAAATCACCATTAATTACATAATGTGCATCACGAAAATTATCAACAGGTTGATTAGAAACTACACAACATAGTCGTTCAGGAAGTGGTTTGGGCATTTTTGGATCTAACCATGTATTGCTACCCATAATAACAATATGATTGCGTGTATTATTACTGAACCATTGCATGTCTTGTTTATCATGTGGCCAAGGAAGACTACCACCTTGTCCAATTCCACCATTACGATCCACAGCAAAGATGGCTTTTATCATAGGTCAAGAAGTTCGTTAGTCTTTGTTTCGACTTCTTCTGCTATTGCAGATATATTAAGATGAAAATCTACACAATCTATAAGTTCATCATGTGCATCAAGATAGCTTTCTATAACATTTTCAATGTCAGGATATTCATAACCATTTGCTAACATTGTTGCTACATCAAATGAATGAAGCTGACCATCTTCAAATTTTGCATCTATTCTTTTAATAAAACGAATGGGAACATCTGATATTTCAACGCTTGAAATCAAATGCTCCCATCTGTCAAAAAATTCGTCACTAAAACTATCAGACACTGGTCTTGGTCTTAACGGTCTTTGCTGGTGCCTTCTTTGTAGACTTTACGACTACAGGCTTGTCACCCTTAAGTTCATTAAGTTGCTTCTGCATGCTTTGCATGGTCTTCATCATTTCCATCATAACAGCAGTCATGTCTGGTTGTGCTGATGGTGTTGCAACAGGCTGTGGTGCAAGTTTTGCATTTTCTGCTACCCTGTCAATGCCAAGGTCTGCAAGACTTGCGTTTTCACTTACGAAAGCATCTGTCTGTGCAGTCTTTGCTGGATCAGAATAACCTTGTGAATTTTCCATACGCTCAAGTTTCTTAACAGCGTCATCGCCCTTACCAACTGTAGATAATAGGTTGTTTAATTCATCAAGACGCATACTGCTCTTGCTGTTTGGTGTTACCATAACACTATTTGCAGCTACACGCTTAAGATAGTTTTCTTGACTTAATGCTTGTAACATATTTTGACCGTCACTCATCATGCGGCGTTCAAGAATGTCACTGAACTCATATGCAGCTTGACCTTCTGTGCTTTCCAAAATCTTCATGACATCATCATGATATTTTTGTGGCATAATATCACTATAAATGACAACTGCCATATGTGGTTCATCACCACCAATACTACGCTTGACGATGATAACTTTCTTACTATTAACTTTACCTACGTGTTTAAAAAAACTCATTGATCCGTTCCTTCGGTTGGTTGTGCAGATTGAGTTGCGTTTGAAATAAATGCTTTTACTTTATCATAAACTGCACCAACGGTTGATAACTCTTCTGCTTTAAATGCACCACGTTGTGCAACAATCTCTATAATTTGCACCAAAAATGCAATATCATTGATAGTTACACTTGGTGGTGTTTGAACTTCGTTAATTTCGTCGCTCATTTTAGTCTCCGTTATATTATATTTAATAATATAAAAAAGGCTCCGAAAATTTTCGGAGCCTTGAAAGATGCCTTATGGATGGATAGGATTAGGCATCTTCGTAGTAAGCACTTACACCAAATGGTGGTTCAATAGTCTTGTTATACTTGTTATGGATAATCCATACAGTATCACAATAGTTTTCATCACCCCAAGAACCAAATGGTTCACCGTCAGTAAACACAATCAATAGTTTTGGTGAAACATCTTCGTGTTTCATCCAGTTCCAATTAACTTCAAAGTCAGTGCCACCAAAACCTTTGGGTTCATAGTTTACAAGATCATCACCATCAGCAGTGGTGTATTCTTGTGGGTTATGAACCTGTGTATCAAAGCACCACACTTTGATTTTGTAATCATCATATGATTGCATGATACCGTTGATTTCACCAAAGAAGTTATTCAACTGTTCATTGCTGATAGAACCACTAGTATCAATAGCAACACAAACATCAATAGCTTGGTCCTTACGCATGTTAGGAAGCACAAAACCATTACTAAAATGTTTCTTGTTAGGAACAGTCCACGTGTAATCATTCTTAACAGTAGATTGGATTTGTTGTGTAATGAGTTCACGCCAGTTGATTTTAGGTTGCGTGAGTTCATTGATCATACGCTTGACATTGCCAGGAACATTGCCAGCACCTGCACTTTGTGCGGCGGCAAGCATTGCTTCTTTAAACTCATCCTTGATCTTCTGACGTTCTTCTTGTGAAAGCACAGGACGACCCTTGCCATCCTTATCACCATCACCTTCGCCACCACCGTCCTTGCCATCTTTGTCAGCATCAAGATGGTCATCAAGCAATTGGTCAAGCAAATCTTCAATGTTGATTTTCTGTGCGTTCTTGATCAAGTCATCATAAACTTGTTCAAAATTCCATTCATCATATTTGCGATCATGCAATACAGGAACAACGGTAATTTTTGCACCAAGGTTATACTTGATACAATCTGCATTTACAACATAGTCCATTGCGATATTGGCAATATCACGTTGCTTACCAATACCACGGTTGATATGGTCATATGCACAATGTAGCAATTCGTGACAAAACAAGAACATCATTTGGTTGGTAGGCAACTTGAGGATAAAGTCACTGTTGTAATAAAAGTGACGACCATCAGTTGCGGCAGTGGTCAGCCAACTATCGGCATTGACCAATTTAAGACGCATGGCAAGATTGCCAAAAAATGGTTGTTTAAGAACCAGTGCAATACGAGCCTTGAGAATTGCTTGACGTGCGTTGTAATCTACCGTAGCGTCAATAGTATCGGACAGCTTGCCACCACCCTGTTTAACTTTAGCCATAATTAATCTCCTATCCATATATACATAATACCATAGATTTATGGGTTGTCAAGCATTATTTTAGGCTAAATTTACGCTTGCTCCGTTACAAATTGGCAATAATTGCCCTGTAATATTCTTATTTTCAAGCAAAAATACCACCGATTTTACTATTTCCTGTTCATCTAAAACCGAATTTAATAGGGATTTTTTCTTATAATTTTCTATAATTTTATCAGTATTTTCACCAAATTTATCTTGTAATCTTGCGCTCACAAAACATCCTGGCAATAGTGCATTAACTCTAATGTTTGGAGCAAATTCTGCAGCCATTGATAAAGTAAGTTGATGTTCAGCAGCTTTTGCTACCCCATAAACCATGTTGTGACTAGGAGCAACTTGCAAACCAACTCTACTTCCTATATTAACAATTGCACCATTACTTGCTTCTAGATATGGTTTAGCTTTTAAACTTAACTCATATGGAACAATGACATTTATTAAAAATTCTCTATTCCAATCTTCTCTTTTTATATTATTGTATTGTCCTACCGTGCTTGCATTATTAATTAATCCATCAAATTTACTAAAGTTTGGAAAATTATAAACATAACTTATAAATTTATTTTGAATATTTGTATCAGTAATATCACCTTTTACAATTTGTAAATTATCACCAAAATAGTTTTTATAATCATACCATGCTTTATCTATAGTACGACTGTTAATAACAACATTGTTATTATTTTTTAACAAATGTAATGCTACAGCACTTCCTATACCAGAAAAATGACCTGCACCTGTAATCCAATAAGCCATAATATATCCTTTAAAAAAGGGGGGAAGTGTTGCGGCACTACCCCCCTTGTGTAGGGAAATTCACACTACTTTCCCTACCTTATCTCGCCCTCACTGTGATGGAGAACGATAGGGGCGAGATTAATCACGCACTGCCGCAAGGATGAAGTCACCGTTTTTAGCATGGTATTCCTTATAGTGTTTCATCTTACTTGTCTTCATTGGCAACTTGTAGTTACGCAGAATAGTAGCAAGCATCATAACTTGCAATTCCGTATCCATGTTGTCAAGGAAAAAGCGGAACACGTTGTCAAGTTCATCGTGCCAAGCGGTATTCTCGATGTCCTTCATGCGTTCACCACCACGACGATCATAGCTATCCTTGAGTTCATAGCAACATGAAACGGTTAGCGAATACTTAGCACCAATATCCTTGGCTTTAAGTTCCTTGACCTTGCCATTAAGAATATCGGTAGGGTTAGGCATCTGGCTTGCCACTTTGCGGTGTGCGGCAAACTTGAGTGCAACACCTTCACCAACAGTGCCTGCAACAAGATCATTCAACTCAACATCTGCAAGGTCTTCTTGCAAAAGATCGCTAACAAATGACCACGAACGAGGCGTAGCAAACGATGCACCACTTTGACGAGGATCAAAGTTGAACAAATCATTCTTGTTGCAAGTAACATATGCAACAACGTCAGGATTGATAGCATGGTTCAATGCCCAATCATTCCACGAGTCAAAGTCAACACGCAAGTTCAAGTGAACAAAACGGTTGGCAAGTGGCGATGGCATACGATACACGACACCACGGTCAGTGTCACGGTTACCAGCGGCAACGATAACAACATTGTCAGGAAGTTCATATGTGCCAACACGACGATTAAGAACAAGCTGATAAGCGGCAGCTTGCGTTGCTGGTGCGGCACTGTTCATTTCATCAAGGAACAACACGACAACAGGATACTTGGCAGCTTCTTCTGCTGTAGGCAAATCAGGCGGAGCATTCCACATGGCATTGCCAACGGTTGGGTTGTAGTAAAGAACACCTTTAAGATCGGAAGGGTCCATGAGTGCAAGACGCAAGTCATACAGCTTGCCGCCCATGCTTTCACAGATATCGGCAACCAGTTCGGACTTGCCAATGCCAGGAGCACCCCACAAGAAGATAGGACGTTTACGTTTCATACATACCATAATTTCACGCTTTGCAGAAGCGAGAGTAACGGTGCGCACTTCGGAAAGTGCTTCATTTGGTTTAGCCATTGTAATTCTCCATCAGTTGACTATAACTCAATATACCATATTATTTGTAGTTGTCAAGCAGAAATTTTTTGCAAATCTGCAAGCGCACCTTGCAACCAACGTGATTTTTGTATAAGTGCCTTACCAGACAATTCACCGTCACAGCAAAGGTTTTCGGGCGAAAGTTCAGCTTCAAGACTATCTTGCAATTCTGCAATATCACGGCTTGTCAAATTATTGACATCCATTTGACGCTTGTTGAAAATAGCGTTCCAAACGTTCTGCTTATTGATATAGGCTTCAAGATTACGCATCAATTTTCTCCATCAATTGACTATAACTTATATTACCACAGGATTAGGGGTTGTCAAGCACTTTTTTCAAGACGAACATAATGTAAACGGGTTACATTTTTGTCATCATGTTTATAGATACGTGCGGTCAAGCTGATTTTCTCGTTATTTTCCAAGCGGTTAGCATGTGGAAAACTTACAAGATTTCCGTCAATTTCAGCCGTATGATACCATTTACCGTAATTATGGCTATAAACGGCACTTACAATTGTTACGGTTGCCTTTAAACCATCACCAATTTGTCCAATGTGACGGCTATTTTCACCAATTTGTGCAATCTTTTCAACGGCTTGCTCACGCTTTACAGCGTTATTATAGGAACTAGGAACGCTTGCAATAACTGCCAAATTACGGTAATCGTCCGTTTTAAATTCTTTTTGTTCTGTTAAAAGAACGCAAGTTTTCCAGTATTCGTGTAATGTGCCAGCAATAAGTTCAATCATCTTGCTGTCAAGATATTCTACAATTTGTTCAGCAAGTTCAATATCTTGTGGCAAAATGTTAAAGTTTTCCATTTCTGGATTAAGAAATTCACGCATAAGTGCGGCATTACTCAACTCACCTTGTGTGGCGTCATGCCGTTTGATGTAACGACCGTTCATCCGTTGTGCCGCACAAGCGGCAGACATAGCATTTTTTAAGCTAATAATGGTCATTTTGCACCTTTATGCTTTGGTTTACGGGTATAGCTGCCCTTTCCCTTACGGGGGGTGACAATTTTTTGACGGTATTTGGGGTCAGCCAATGACTTGGCAATAAGGCTACGCATTGCTAGTTCTCCATCCATTTGCCTATAATAGCACGTATTTACTGGCTGTCAAGATAAAATTTGAATAGCCTGTTTCAAATTATTATCACAAAGGGATAAAATACTGGATAATTCACCGTCCATTAGGAATAATTCCCCTTTACTCATTCTATAAAACCAAGGGTGCGAATGATAACGATCCATTAAAACCAGTTCATTTCCATGGATTGGAAACTTTCTTACATCCAATTTATGTTCATAAAACTTGTAGCCAGCACCAAATAGTAAGTCAAAAGCAGTTCCATTTAATCTAAAACCAAAGTTTTTATTAGTATTATACCAATATAATATAATTGTATTTTTTTGATTTATGTTAGGAAATCTTACGTCTTGACCGTTTGCCAGTGTCCATAATTCATGAGTCCAGTCAATTTTAGACTTTACACTCATTTTGTAGGATACACTGTTGTCCCACTATTCATAAGAACAACACTAAAACGGTTGGTCTTAAATTGTGCATTAAGTTTCTTGCAAAGATTAATGGCATGACCAGGATTACTAAAACTTGACTTTTTATATTTTGGTCCACTATATTGTGCCAACATACTTGTAGTTTTGAGATTTACAGGTTTATTATCAAGAAAGATAGCCCAAATGCCTTCACTAGCCAGTACTTGCTCTGACTTATAAGTTTGTTTGTTAGTAATTTCTAATAGTACTTGAGGCTTTGGTCTACTCATAATTGATAATATCTATAGTTTATTTATCGGATCGAATCGATCCTAAAAATCTTTCCCTACCATTTCTACATTTATAACATCTGCATTTTCAAGTTTTACTTCTAATTCAGCAATATGATTTTCTAATTGCAGAACATATCCAAGCAAATCTACGAGTTCACCTTGCACTTTTCGTATTTCATCATTGTCAATAATCTGTTTACCTGCTGCATTTGTAGCACGATTATTAAACTCACGAATATAGTGCGTATTAGGCGGTCTCACTATTACAAATCCTTAAGCGTTCTTGTTGTTCCAACTTGGTCTTAAATGGACCTTCATACTCATAACGTTGTAATGTAATGAGTTTTGGTGTAAACTCTGGAACAAAAGTTTTATTATATTTTACAATATAATATCCAGCGCAATAATAACTACTGCTCTTATCATTCTTGGTATAAATTGGAACCTTTAGTTTTACATTCCATAGGATATTATGTGGTGTATGATTAGTAGGATAATCATAAACTGTATTTTCTACAACAGGTTTTGTTTCACGACTGCGACGAACAAACTTAATATCTTTGTTTGCAATCATTTCTTGCATGTTCGGAAACACTTCTACACTGTCTTCCATAGTGCAACGAACACCACTTGTGGTTTGCGCAATGTTTCCAATGCGCTCACCACGATCATTTTCAATAATCCAAAAGCGGTTTTCTACAATACTCTTTGCTTTAAGACTCATTTTTAACACTTCCTTTTACCATATCAAGCAATGAATAATATTCACCACGTAATTCAATTACACTTAACCAACCAACGATAGCTGCAATATCAATTACAGTTCGAGTATTATCAGTGTCCCAATAGTGGACTGTATCATAAACACAAAGTGTTACAAATGCCCACGGAAGAATATTATCAATAATTTTAATTACTTTACGCATAGGATTGCTCCATTAAAGGTTTAGCCAAAATATCGGCAATGGGTTGCACATTTTCACTTAACTTGACAAGTTCCCACTTACTACAAAACTTAATAAGATGGGTGCCAATTTGTCGATTGCTCTTGGGCTGAACACGCATAAGTTCAGTATCAATAGCATCACGTATATCTTGTGGTTGTGCAGTTAAATCCACTAGAACACGATTTTCCTCATAACGGTCAAGCACACGATGTTCTACGCCTTCATGATCAGTCCAACGTTGCAACATCATATTATTCCATGCCCAACCACGTTTATCACGGTCAGCAAATGCTTCTACAAGACCAACTTTTTTAGCACTGCCTTTAGTGCGAACACCAGGATAAGCAGTCATAATGTTGTCAGTAGGATCACCACGCATACACTTTTCAAACAATACAAACTTTGGATCACCAACAGTCTTGTGTTCTTTTGTTTTATTATCAACAACTGGTTTACCATTATCATCAAAATAGCCATCAGTTGTAATATAATGATTGATTAACCCATTGTAAATGCTGACATTTTTGTCAAGCAATTGGTGAAAGTCACTGTCATTACTTAAAATGATATGATCATCTTGTGGATGCAATGAAATCCAACGTGCAATAATATCATCTGCTTCAGCACGTTCAACTCTAATAACACTGCAATTTGTTTTTTCATTTACCCATGCGGTAAACTCACCATAGGCTTTCCAAAACTCTGCATCTTCTTCTGCTTCATGTGCGGTCATTTTGCTTTTAATAACTGCACGGTTTGCTTTGTATGTAAGTTTATGATCCTTGCGCCAGCTACGAGCCTCAAGTGCAAAAATAACATGGTCAGGCTTGTGCAAACGATTTACCTTTTGTATCACATTAAACATAATGTGCAAGGCAAGCCCAATCTTTTGCCACGTATCAGTTCCACGATTGGTGGAATGACGTGCACGTGCAAACAGGTTAGCTGTATCTACAAGAAGATATTTCATAATAACCTTAATATAATGTATGGACTTTAATTTGTCAAGGGTTATTTTATTTCAGTGCGACCATCACCAAGATTAGTTCTGGTAACATAGCGACTATTCTCTAAATTAGGGGGATTTTGTTCATTGGTGCGTATAATATTACGTGCCACATCATTAAGCCAAGCATCTACAAGGTCTTCTGGATTTATACCACGATAACCATTAGCACGTAGCATTTCAATAAACTCTGCATTCCAATCTAATTCCATGCTACCCATGCTTGGATTTTTTGGATCAAAGTCAAATCCAATAACATTTACACGTGGTTCTGCTTTTACTGGTTTTTCTTTTTTTGCACGTGGTTTTTTAGGTTTTGGTTCACTGTTAGTTTTAGCAACGGCTGGTGGTGCGCTTTCTGTCTGCACAGCAGAGGCGTCAGTGGTTTTGTTATTTGTATTAGTTAAAGTTTCTAGTATTTTATTAAAGATTTTCATTGACACACTGTTTGAAATACTGGACGACCATAGATATCACGACCAGCAAAGTAACGGTTGCATACTGGTTGATAATATGGATCGTAATATGGTTGAGGTTGATAATATTGAGGTTGGTTCATGCTGTTAAGCATACCACCAATGATAAGACCACCAACAAGTCCACCAAATAGAGCAGCGCCAGCATCCCCACCACCGCCACCACGATAGTATCCACCACCATGATGGTGATGACCGTTCCAATCAGCATAAGATACTGATGGCATTAAAGTAGCAGTTACTAATATAGCAGCAATAATCTTACGCATGGTTTTCTCCATATAACCCTTTATACTACGGTATTTAATATCTGTCAAGCACTAATTTAGATAAGGGCGATTTTTTGCCTCATATTCTTTTATGAATTTAGCGGCACTTGGATGTAGGACTATTTTCTCATTTTCCAAATCTTCTGGCATTTCAGCACCAAGATATTCGTATATTTCACGTGCTTCTACGTATTTTTTACCGTTTTTAGTTTGTTCTTGAATATATTTTAACATAAAATATTCAATTTCTTCTTGGTCAAGTTCAAGTTCTTCTTGGCTATTCATTTGTCACCTGCAATAGTGTTAAGTAGGTTTTCCATGCTTCTTCAAGGGATGGATGCTGTTTTTGAAGTTCTTTTTGTTTAGCGTAAGAAATGTTAAAAAACGCACTGTCATTACTTTCTAACCATGCATTCTCAACCCATTTTTTTATATTATTCCTACGAGCATCATGAAAATCTTGCCATCCTGCACTATCACGTGGAATAGCCCGTCCAGTATCATACTCAAAATCGTATTCGTATTGAGTGCTGCTCACCTGTTACTTATCACATATTGCGTAACGATTTCAGTTAGTTCAGCACCAAGAGTGTCCAACCCATCTGGAATTATATAAATCTGGCTATTATTACGATCCTTAAAACGGTCATATTTGTTAAACTCTACAATGTAACCACCATTATCCGCAAACCATAATTTGAAATCAACATAATCTTTTGATGGATATGAGTTTCTTGCCTGTAATGGTCCAATTGCACCATGTGTATCAAGAGTCTGTACACCAACTGTGATTTGATTATGATTATCCCAAGCCCATTTTACTTTTTTGGCAAACCAACGGTCAAACCATTTCATTGGAACTGCCTTTCAATGTCATCTTCATCACATGCCTCGCCATATTGTGTTTCAATAATAACAAGTGGTTCCTTACCAATGTTTACAACTTGATGCCAATTGCCAACTGGAATTGAAACAGTTTCGCCTGCCTGTAAAATTGTAGTGTGATCATTGTCTTTGGCACCACTATAATTTTTTACAACTCTGGCAACACCACTTTGAATTACCCAAAATTCACTGCGCTTGCTATGTTTTTGATAACTCAAGCAATGGCTTGGCTTTACTACAAGTTCTTTTACTTTAACATTGCCAGCGTCATGCAACACTGTAAAATGTCCCCAAATACGTTCTTCATAATCTTTGCTCATATTTCTAATCCATCTTTCGGTAAAACTGGTAATTTCATAGCGGCATAAGTTGCCGCCTCTTTATTTTTAAATTCTATATGGACTTTGCCTAAACCGCAAGTTAAAAATGTAAAATCCACATTATATCTATAACCTGCTTCACCCATTGCATTACAGATAATACAAGCGGCTTCTACATCCTGATAGTTTGCATTAAGTGCGCCACCCTCTATATAATCACCAGGATCAATCATATATCCGTTTGAAATCGGTCTTTGTGTAAGTGATTTACTTGGAAATTCAAGTACTAAAGGTTTTCTTGGCATTTATATTTCAACGCATAAAAACTACAGTTTGAAGATTCTGCAAACCTAACTTTAATACAATTGCTATTGTCTATTTGTAAAAAAAGATAATCTTGCCCATTTACAAGATTATCTTCATTAAACCAATTTTTTAAAGTATACATTGCTGTTTGACGACCTACCCAATTTCTTGGTGTTTCGAATGCAATTTCATTTTCTTGTGTTATATATGGCACTGGCAATATCCATTAATTACTGGACGCTTCCGTAATTTTTTTCATTAAACAACTTATCATCAATATCCCAGTTATTTGGGATTTTATCGCCACGCCTTACACGCTCAAACTGCGAGTAAGCATGCTTATCCTTTCTATAAAGGTCTGCCTCATTGAAGGGAAAACCATACTCTACACAAAATGCCTTAAAATTTTCAAGGTCATTGAACACACGATTTACATTCTGGTTCTTAATCATTTGCTATCTTTCTGTTAGCGTTATATGGACTTGCCAGTGCCATAATTGTCAATATACCCTAAACTTATAGTTTGTCAACTGTTTTTTTATCTTTATTTTTTAATAACTTATTGTAGTGGTCAATAGCCGCCTGTATTTTAGGAATATCTTCCTTTTGCACAATTATATCATTCCAAATCAATTCTGCCCCAAAAATATATTTTATCGCAGCCCACACTCTCTTGTGAAATGATTTGTAATTAGTAGACTGTAATTCAATAAAGAAATCTGGTTTATAAGGCATACTATCACCCCAATCATACACTTGAATAATAACAGTATGTTCAGGAGATTGGCATTCACATGAAAGAAATACTTTCAAGTCATTATCATGCTTTACTGATATATCTTCAATTTTGCTCATTTTTCTAATCCAAAATGTCCTTTTAATGTATTATTAGCAGCGGAAATACCACTTTTAAAGCCTCTGGCATATTCATCGCCACTTCCTTTAAAGGTATCATAACGGTTATTCAACACAGAAATACATTCCTTAATGAGAAAATTAGCAAACTTCATATGGTTTGAATGACTTGTCTCTGGATCAGACCATACTTTTCTTGCTATTTCTAAAATACGTTCTTCATTCATTATTTTGTCTTTGCTGGTAAGAGATATTCATACTTGATAAGACCGCTGTCAACTGTAATCTTGGCTACACCATCATCACTGAATTGCATTGTCTTATCACCTTGTAGGTTAAGAATAGACATTACCAAAGTAACTGGCCATGCCCAACCTTTTGTAAGAGTTCCTGTCACACCGCTTTGGAATACAAAGTTACCAGCATGAGTTGAAGCATCACCAAAATAAAACTTCAAGTCATTGCCTTCGGTCTTTGCAATAAA